TATACCTAAACCAGCACCCAGAGATGTGCTTGAATCTTCGTCTGAACCATCTTTACCATTATTAAAGCTGGCCGCATTAAGCGTTAGATCAAAGCTATCTGCGATTTCTGTTGAATAGGTGATGCCACCGGTAACTGCCCCGTCATCATCAGCCGCTGAGGCTTCCTGCCAGGAAACACCAAAGGCAAAGCCGCTGAAGCTAGGTGAGAAGTAAGCGATTTTTGCATCATCGCTATACTGTGCGTTACCAGCCCAGCCGCCCATTTCCTGGCCATCGTTGTAGAAATCATCGTTTGTGCCATCATCCTGACCGATTGAACCGGCATGTGTTGGTGCCCATGTCTGGAACGAATCACTGGCGTGATCATTTTCACCGAAAACAACACGGCCAAATTCACCAGCAACATAAAGTGATGCTTCGTCAACATTTGTTGTTGAACCAGTATTGGCTTCCAGCTGATAGTCTACACCAATTTCCAGGCCACTATCACTGACGGTTGAAAAGCTGAGAAAAATTTCAGCATCTGCAGATGATGTCGCCAGGCCATCGGAATAATCGGTGTAACGATATTCATAAAAGCCGCCCAGATGCGCTTCTGCACCCATTGGACCCATAACCATGGATTCCTGTGCCAGTGCAGAACCGGCAAAACCAACGGAAACAAGCGCCGTTGTAGCAAGTATAATTTTTTTCATTTTGAGTATCCTCAAAGCAGGGACGGATTATCCGTCCATTGAACTTTGATGAGGCGCCGGGATACTACTGGTGGAACAACTAAAACACATCCTCATCGCTTGACCCTGTTATCGGGCAAGAATCGACGGTTAGCCATAAGAAGCCACATATTTTCCTGAATAATTTTATTTCCCGTTACATTTTTACAACTTATTAGTGATTGATAATATTAATGAAATCAATCACTAAACCATAGCCAGCCACCGTTATGCCCATGCATACAGCCGTTTGTCACGCGCTCTGCCGGTCGGGTTTATTCCGGCCTGGATTTGCGCAATTCTTCGGTGAATTTCCGCAATGCCTTAATCTCTGGCGCGTTTTCCGGCAATTGACCCAGCACATGGCGATAAACCGTCAAATCCAGCATTTTCAGAATGTGATCACGTCCCAGCATCAGATCATCATCGGCCTGCCACGGATAACGTGCCGCCACATACCGCGCCCGGGTGGATACCCCCAATCCGCCTAGCCAGCGTGCCGCTTCTTCCGGGGTAACGCCTTTATGCGTGATCAGAATACCCCCGCTAAAGGCATCATGCTTAGTCAGATTTTCCAGCAAAGCTTCGCTGATCACGCCAGCATCCAGTATAGTTACGTTCTCGCCACGTTTTTCGGCAAGTTGCCGCAATGATCTGCATTTGGTGGATACCCCCACCTCCGGCCGGGTACCAGCAACAATGATATTTGCACCATCTGATATCGCCGCCGCGTCCGGATCTGTAGCAAGCGGGCCTTCCATCAGCAAGGCAAGCCAGAGATCAATATCGTCATGAGTTTCATAATTGTTAACCATCAATTGTTTTTCCTTCTATTTTTGTGTTTTGTGATAAGGCATGACTTACATTAAAATTTATCCGTGTGTTTTGAAAGTCCAGTAAAATTTTAAATCGTATTCCTACTCCTTCTGGCCAGCTGTTCTGCCACGAAAACCGGAATCCAAGCCGAATATCAATAGCCAGCCCATCGGTGAAATACCGGCGACCATCCGCATGATGCGTGACGGTTCGGCTGATACTTATTAGCGATCCATGACTAAACCCGTGTCTGGCTGATAAAATCCCTGTCCATGCGGCGTTCTGGCCACCAATCTGCCAGCGGCTATCAGCAGACAGATCAAAAATGCCGCTTTCGGCAATTTTATCACCATTTGTGTTTTCCACCCGACATTGTATCCGGCCGGTATTGATATCCTCGCCCCATGGCTGGCCTGTTCGTGACATGGCCGATGTGATCCGCATGGCTGGTGCATATGCCCAGAAACGCGAAAAATACGGGTTAATCGCGGCACCGGCCACGGATTGATACGGATCATCACATGCCATGACGATATGTCTGGCATCCCCTAGCCGGAGCGATGCCTGATCCTGTGGGATAATTAACGGGCCCAGAGTCAATATCCGGTTAGCAACGCTGGTTTCCTGAAACCCTAACGGCCGGATATTTTCAAGCGTTAAATATGGCTTCCCTGCCTCAGTCGGGATGGTGCTTAGGCTGGACACCAGCGTTGCGCTTTCTACTCTGCCGCCAATCAATGCCCCGCGAATAACCGCTTCATTGAACTCTGCCGCGCCAGACATGTTTATATGAAAACCTTTTTCACCAGCAACATAACCACGCGACGATAACTGGCCGCTGGTAATATGGCTGGCATTCAGCTGGCCAATGGTCAAGGCATCGCTTGCCGTATCCACCACCAGCGTCGCGCCGTCCAGTTTTAACCGGCTCGCCGGAACCGACGTTGTGGTTAGTTGATCACCGGATAGCACGGCATCTGTTTTTTCCCAGATACGCCCATTATAGCGGCGGGTTTCCGACCATGCCGCCGCGCCGATACGATACAATGTCACCAGATCACCGGCAACCGCCGCCCCAGTTACCAGCAAGCGCAAAGCCGCCAGCGCATCCGCCCCCCGCCAACGCGCCGCTGTTACCATCATGGCTGTCATGATGCCGCCGCGTGTTCCGTCTACTCCATCATTACCATCTTGGCCATTTCGGGGAACAGGCAGGGCTTGCGCGGCACCGGATATAACACTGGTCAGCGGCGATGTTGTCCCACCCGCCAGCCGGAGCCGAAGCCGGAACCATGCCATCGCACCAGCAACCCGCGCTAGCGATATCCATTGCGTTGCCTTTACCGTATCCACCAGCACACCGCCAGCATTTGCCGCCGCCGGATATTCCCATATCTCAACACTGGCATCGGCAAATCCATCTGGCATGTTCCATGTCAGGGCTAGCTGTTCGTAACCGGCAATCAGCCGTAGCGACAATGGCCGTGTTGGCACTAACGCATCCGGCCGTACCACAATATCAATTGCCGCCGCCCGCCCTGTCCGGCCAAGCCAATCCACCCCGCGCAAGGAAATTTTCCACACCCCAGCCGCCATATCCCTTAGCACCGCGTTGCTACCGGATATGCGTATCTGTTGCTGATCACGTTCCGCATGGTCTGCCGTTATCTGCCATTGGGCTAATCGGGGGTCTTGTGGTGGTGTCCAGCTCAGATAGATATCACGGCCAGCCCCATCAGCCAGTTGCCGCCATGCCAGACCATCAGCCACTGGCAAATCAGCCGAAAAATCAATGCCTGTCTGCTTGACCGGTAAAGCCGTGGCCGCCGCATCAATGCGCGCATATTTATCCGGATCGTGGCGCACGGCATCAACCTCAACCTGAAATCGGCCAATCTCGCGCAGACTGACCACGCGATAGAGCGCGGCAGTTGCCACTTTTGCTGGCGTATCAGCTGGCGGTATAACGGCGTGATGAATAATGCCAATCCCGTCAGCCAAGGGCGCAGCATGTGCTGCCCAGCCAACCGGATCAACTGGTGCAATGATCGCTGTTGCCATGCCATCTGTCACCTGATCCGCCACAGTGATTGCCGCATTTGCCCAGCCATTTGCGGTTTGATAGCGCATCTGTAACGCCGGTGCCGCGCGAAACTGATCCGCCAGCGCATGACGCGTGGTCACCGTATCGCCCATAACCGTCATTCGGATAGGCAAGGCATCACTGCCCAGCCGGTGGCCATCATAAATCGCCACCACATCACCCGGCCGCACCGGATGATCAGCAAAATGATCCAGACCAGCACGCCAGCTGATGCTATGCAGACCTGCTTCGGCGGATTCCAGCATCCATCGGGCGTGTCGTCTGGCTTCGCTCCGGCGACGGCATCCTGTAAGCCGGACATCCTTTTGCCGGAATCCATGCCGTTCCAGCAAGCTCGGGCTGGTTTCCACCTCCACCCCTACACCCTGTCCGGATGATGCCCCGGATAATGCGCTATCGGCATCATCAAAACTAACCACCGCATGACTGAACCATGATTGGCGCGGTGCCGTGCTATACACAAACCGGCCATGTTCAACATGCGCGTTGGTCAGCCATAGACAAATCTCTTGCGGATGATCAAACACGCATCGCAACTGGCCTGCCGACCAGAATAACGCCGCCCTGTAACCTGCGCATATGCGGGCAATTAACTGTGCGGCGGATTCGCGGTTGCGGATCACGCCATCAAAACAATATCGCGGCTCTTGACCGCCATGACCATCATTGACCATGCCATCGGCATATCTGGCCAGCGCATAGAAATCATAACGGCTGACCGTATCAAGCGACAATCCAAGCCCCCAATTGCTATCGGTGAGCAGATCAAACAGCACCCATGCCGGATTATTTGTCCAGCCCATGACGAACAGCCCATCCCAGATACCGGTATAGCGACGGCTAGCCACGTCATAATTTGACGGCAAGCGGACAAGCCGGCCTTTCACCGCCAGTGATAATCGCGGCAAGCGGCCGGATATCCCGCGTGAACCAGCGGCAATCGCCATCACACTAACCCCCGCATAAGTCAGCTGATCATGATTAATCCATGTCAGAACACCCCATTGCACCTGATCATTGACCGTCAGCTGATCTCTGGCCGGAGTAAGCCGCGTGACACGGATTGACCATCGCGAAGGCGATATACGATTACTAGCAGGATTGGGATGTGCATCAGGTGCTTTAAGCTGGATATCCAGCTCAAACGGTGAGCCCTGTTTTTTGTTTATGTCTTTTTCATAAACCTGCCGCCATTGGCCATCGGGCAGGCGACGGGTTTCTATACGGATTTTAATTCCAGCAGGCAGATATCCGGTATCTGTATTCTGGATCAGCCCTTGTGGAAACTTCAATGTCAGCCGTGCCGCGTCACCAGTGCCAGAACGGATCATGGCCTGTGATGGCAATAATGTCTGGCCAACACCAACCGCGCGTTCAACCTGATTAAATCCGTCACCAGACAGAACGTCCTGATCCAGTGCGCCTTGCGTCACCTGCCAGCTCACATCTTCGAAATTATGGGTTCCATCAGCATTGGCAAAAGGCGTGCCGTCAAGGAAAACCGATTGCTCACCATTTACCAGCCCTTCGATAGGGCCAGCAGATAGAACCGCTACGGCTTTCACCTGTCCGGATGTGGTCAAGCTATTGGTTACACTTTGCCCCTGATAGCTTTGATAACCACCGCCAGATTTACCGCCTGCCCCTGTGATATCGGAAGGTAATGGGGTCTGTGATTTAATGGGTTTCTGTTTCAATGCTCAATCCTGATGAGATGATAATAGGGTGATGAATAATCGTCTGGCCATAAACTAGCGGCATGGCCGCCCCCTGACCGGTGACGGCTGGCGGTGTGATGCTACTTGATCGTAACTGACCGGCGATGGCGTGATCTTGCGGTGCCAGCATATCTGCCGCACCACCTAACAACAGCAACGCCCCGCTCCGGCCTAATAACTGGCTACCAAACTGACCAAAAGCGGTGGCTGTCTGTGCGCCGCCAATATTCTGGCCTAAAGCCGAAAAGCCAGCGGTTAGCCCTTGCTGGACACCGGGAATAAAGCTCAATCCCAGTAACGTAAGCCCTAGCACGGCCTTGCCGCGTCCATTGGCTGAACCGGTGACTTCGGGGGTTATCCGCATAGACAAAACCCCATCCGATACCGGTTTAAACGGCCGGATCAGATCAGCCCCGCATATCAGCTGATCCTGCGTATCACTCACCACATATTGCCCGCGCCTCAAATGACTGGCAAAGCCGTCTATCATACTGGCTACCGCCGCAATCGCGGCAATGGGAGTGTCGGCAATGACATCAATCGCCGCGCCGAACCGGCTTAACGCACCGTGCAGATGAACGGTTATCCGGTTTTGGGGTGACGCAACCACGTTGTTATAAATCGTTTCCATCTTTCCACTGGTTCCTTTCTGGGTAAGCGGCTGGGATCAGCTGATCTTGCTCCGGCCAGATGATGAAGGATCACACCATGACCGATATAAATGCCCGCATGATTAGGAACCGGCGAACGGATCGCCGCCAGAAACACATCACCACGCCGGATAGCTGATGAGGACGATATGGCAGATATGGAGGCAAATCCGGCATCTGCAAAATGATCCAGATACAGATTTTCTTTGCCATGCCACCATTCCCATTCCCGTGGATAATCCGGAAAGATTACTCCGGCTTTGTCATGAAACCAGCCACGGATCAGCCCATAACAATCTGTCACGCCATGCCGATAACCGGCCAGCAAATCAAGCTGTGGAGGATGCCCCCATGAAAACCAGCATTCGGGAATATCCGGTTTACCAGCAGTCGGAACAACAATCACCACCCACGGAATATGACTGGCCATTTGCTGACGCATATCATGTAAGGATGGACAGGCATTTCCTCCCGGATGGCTGTGGATAATTGCCTCAACCGGTTGATGCTGTGACAGAATATCATGGCCAAGCCGGAAAGATTTTTCCGGATAAACCGACAGATTGGGACAAGCGATATATTGCCCATCTGACAGAATACCAACAGATTCTTCGGGCGGGGTTTTTGCGGCCATATCCCGCGCATGACGAAACATGGCATGCTGTGCCGCCAGCGATATATTCATTATTTTTCTCCATTAATGCACGATGCAGCAAACAACATTTACTGCAGGCTATATTTACTGAAGGCCGGGAAAACCCAGAAATGGCAACGCGCCGGTAAAGCGTTTTTTGCAACCTGTGCCAAGCCGGAGACAGCATTGATCTCTGGCCGGATCAGCCACCGGATCACCATTGGCATCAAAGCTGGCTGAACCCGTATATGGACAGGTAGCATTTGTATAATCGAATATCTGGCCGGACTGATCCCATTGCCGATAGCGGTGCTGGCATAAATCGGCCAGCATGACGCGTGCCGGTAGCATCATCTGTTCCAGATCAGCCGCCGATGCCAGTTCCATATTCACCATGTCTTCGTCCAGTCTGGTGATCCGTTCAATAATCCAGCGTTCCGGCGTAAATGACGCGCCGCCACCATCACCTAATGGCGCATCACATTCATCTATAAATGTTAATGTCCGGATAACCGCGCAACCGATCAGATCAGGATGATCCAGCTGTGATGAAAACAGTCCCCCATGATTGGATATTTCCAGAACAGGGCGCGGCGAAGCACCATGACCTGACCATTTAAATCCTCTAGCCGTAATCGGTAGCGCTTGGTAACTATGACTGGCAAAACTGACCGCGACCGGATGGCTAGGGGTAAATCGCAGAACAGAGCCATCAGCAAATGTCACATCAAAAAGCTCAATGATAGTGACTTCATCTGACCGTGCCGCTGACTGACTAATGCGGTTATCAATCATGGGGTTTCTCCTATCATACCGGCTTATGATATGACTTGTGTTAATGTCGCGATCAGCTTGCAATATTCATTCGTCAAGGGAACAATCTGCCATTCGGTACAGATAAACGTATGGCTGGTATTTGCCCCCGGTGGTTGCCAGAGAAAGCTGTTAATACCACCGCTTTGTTCCAGCACTGATTGAAACCGGCCTGCATCCGCAGATAGCAATCCTTCCCAGACCACATTCCAGCGAATATCAATCGGCTGAACGCCGTCACGCACACGCACGCCATGGCCTTGCCCAAACCGGATATGATTCACATGATGGCGTGCTGTCATTCGTGTGGAACGCGAGGGCGCAATAGCCGGCAATGATAATGCTGTCATCATCCACCCCCGATCTGGCCGCGACCAAGGATACCACCTTGACGATGGTGGTCTGCCAGTCGTGTATCAATCGCGTCATCAATAGCCCGGCTGATCAGATCAGCCAGATCATCAAGCGGCATACCATCACCATTAATTGTCACATGATCCCCGCCATTATCCACAGGCTGGTTGATTGTCACATTTAACTGTACCGGATCAGCTTTATGGGATGTATCCGCCGCGACACCAAGCCGGCCATCTGACATGCGTTTAAGCGGCAATACTGCTTCGGGGCCGGCTTCACCACCAATGGCAAAACTGGTTGCGCCATCAACAACACCGCCTTTTGCCAGACGCGGAAGAAAGGTGGATAAAATTGTGCCAATTCCAGCCTGACCGCCGCCAGATGTTCCAGAAAACATGGCCGAAAGTGCGTTATTGACCAGATGTTCTATCTGGCTTGCCAGTTGCCGTTCCAGCCGCGCTGACATGTTTGCGATAATCGCTTCAATATTCTGATTATCCAGCTTGCGGGTGGCTTGTTCCAGCATGACTGAAATCTGGCCAAGACGATCTAGCAGATCATTGGTATCATCATCGGTATCAAATATGGTCATGAGTTGCCTTTACGTTGTATAAAGATGAATAAGAGAGGACATCTTGCTGTCTGTTCCTGCCGCTGCATCAAAACGCAAATGGTGACGAACCGGCTCACCAGATACCAGCGCAGCATTAGTAAGCTCGGTCATCATCATATGCGGAATACGAAACCCGAAACCGGTATTCTGATTGACGTTAATCTGACAGAACAGCTCAACCGGTTCAGCTTGCGAAAACCAGCCCATCACATCATGGTGATTACCCATCAGATCAATCGTGCCATATGCCATCAGCTGGCCGCCAAGCATCGCATCCGGAAAGCGTGAACCAAGCCCGTAACGCGGCGATAAACCGGATTGTTCCAGCACCAGACGAAACCCTAACAGCGATATATCTGTCTGGCCGGTTAGATCAACAATATCACCATCAGCCTGCCGTAAAAATAAACGGATATCACTAGCCCCCAGAAATATGGGTGCGGATTGATCTGCCTGTGCTATAGCCGGATGCTGGCCGGATGCAACCTTCATGGATTTGCCCATAAAGCTGACCGCCGCGCGCAACATATGATCCGCTGTGGTAGCAATCTCTAACCGCCGGATCATCATGCCTTTCAGCTGCATCCAGTCATCGGCATCACCATATTTTTTCAACAATGTCCATGACCGCTGCACTTGCCCCGGATCAAACCGCCGGAGCCGCAGATTACGATTGGCATTGCTACTAATGGTGGTGCCGTCACCAGCAATCAGACGGCCAGTTGCGCTTCCGGTTACATTTGGCTGGAACGTCACCCACTGGCCATCATCATTCTGGCTGTTGGTCAGCCATAGGATATCTTCTTTTTGCCAGCTTGCGATAAAATCAGACGATAGAGTAATCTGATCTTGTGACGGCAAGTTGAAATGGCCTGTCATCACATGTTCGGTGATAGTCGTCATCAGCACGGTTTTCAGGATATGGCGCAATAACCCGATATCTGGATATAATTCCACCTCACCGCCTGCACGTTCATCAGCATGGATCAGCTTTTGCCCCAGATGCGCGGGATGCAACGACTGATAACGGATTTGCCGCCGCGCTCCGGCCAGATTTTCCGTGATAAGCGGAATGGCCGTAAATCCGGTTTTGGCGGCATGCCCCCATTGCGTTTCTTCTGCCCAGCCAAGGACAGTTTGTTCGGCTAATGCTAACATATGTAAATGTTCCTTATTGATCGGAGTTAGCGCAATGGCGCATGAAACCGGATCGTGATTGTTGTGATAACAACGCCATCATCCTTGATCGGTGTCTGCACATTGGCTTGCCCAAAATGAATGGCGCCAATATGTTTCCGGTTAAACTGAGTGATCAGATGCATGACCATAGCGTCACTTGTTTCCATGCCCTCACCTTGATGGACGGCAACCTGTATCTGCAGGCGGCCACGATGCAAGGTCGGCATCTGCCCCCATCCTGATGCCATGCTACGGCCAAAACGGATATTCACATTGATCCAGCCAAGATGCGGCAATGGTGAGAGAGTGGGCATATTTTCCCATAATACAGGGATATTAAATGACCAGTTTTCAAGCAATGTGGTGGCAATCTGTTCACGCAGGCCTAAAGGTTGCGTCATGCCATTACCCTCCCTGTCCAATCATGATAGCCTCTACCAGCGTATCCCCACGGCTCTTGCCAATGGGCAAAATCGTCTGTATGCGCCATGTGTTCTGATCATCCTGAATATGATCTCCCGGGCGGGGGACGGCATCACCTTTATTGATCATCAGAATAGCAATGCTACGCGTGTGACCATCAGGGATATCGTTATCACGAACCGGTTGCACCTGCTGTATCACACCGATAACTGTTTTGCTGGAAGCCGTGTGTTGTTCGGGCTTCCATGGTGTAGCAGGATGTGGCGGCGGCGCTTTCCGGAAATGAAAATGCGTGCCATAACGCCGGATTAATCCGGCAATCGGTTGAAGTGCTGTTTTCATGCACTTATCCTCTGACTATCCGGATATCATGCCGCCGCCGCAAAACAGACCCTAGCAATGCGGATATCTTACCCTGCTTGCCGTTCAGTTGTTGATCATAACGGATTTCAATGCCGCCAGCTTTTTGCTGGGTAATCGCCGGTGCTAACCCCATCGCTTGATCGGCGGCATCCGGATCATCAGTTAATAACAGACAAAGCTCAATTACGGCGGCAATCACCACATCGGGTATTCCGGTGATGGGCTGACCGTCTGTATTCATGGCATGATCGCGTGGCCATGCTCTGATCTGGGTGACGGATTGCCGCGTACCGGTAAAGGTAAATTGCTGATCAATCCATTCACTAGCCCGTAAGAGAAGCTTGGGTTTTTCCGCGTCTGCAATGCTGGTAAACGCGGTTATGCCTCTGTTCTGGCACCAGTCACTGGCCGCGTTAACATCGATATAGCTGTTATTCACGTGCGGCTTCTCCTTTGTATTGTTGTGAGGTTTGTTGTGGCGTAACAGAACATATGGACAGATCATCTGGCTGATCTGGCTCACGCATAAAGCGCGGCACAGGTGGCGCAATAAAATGGCTTTGCCCATGTAATTTCCAGTTGCGATACCGCCCACGGTTAAGTGAGCGATATCGAGCCAATGGCACCGATAACAGCTGTTCTGTCATCCGGTGCTTTATTGTAATGATATCTTTACCCATCTGATCTGGTTACCCGATCAAACGAACGGCCCATTCCGGCCGTACCAGCGCAACACCCCACAGGATATCAAATTCCCACACCGTCTGTTTATACTGGCGGCTAATTTCCAGCCGCATGGACAGACCGCTTTCCGGATCAGTTACCGACATAATCCGATTGCCCAGACTGTTATAAGTCGCGGATGAAGTAAGCGGCCGCATGGCCAGTGCAAAGGCATCAGAATGAAAAACAAGATTATTGTAATGGGAATTGGAAACCGTCACATTCTTGCTTCGGTTGAGCACCTTGGATAAGCCGGTTTTCAGCGTGATGCTCTTACCCCTTAGCGCAAGGTCATTATCTCCGACTGTGACAACACTGCCTATGATTTCTAAATCTTCTTCAATGATGTCGGCTTCTTCAATTTTTATATCGACCCCATTGATAATCAGATCCGTATCCCCTTTCACATAATTGGTGGATGCGGCGCATATATCTGTCTCACGTTCACGATAAATAATATCGTCTGACCCATACCAGTTGATACCGAATTTCTGCCCGATCTCACCCGACATGGCAATATTGGTATCGCCTGTCCGGTACGCATCCATAAATTGCGGCAAGGCCAGCAATTCGCTTTCGTTATCCATAGACAGCACTCCATGACGGCCTTCTTTTGGTGCGCCTTTCCTGTTCAGGATTTTTCGCGCATCCAGCACCGGTTTGGTCATGTAATAGCTTTTGTCTTTATGGTTATCATCCTGGGTGAACAATTTATTATTGGGTGATCCGATAATCTGATCAATTTGCGTGAATAACTGCATGACCGATGAATTAACAGACGAAGCTAAAGCCGAAACCGCTTCACGCATATGCAACGGCACATAAGATTGATCCGCATCAATCTGGGTCAGTTCTTTATCGGTTAGATAAAACGCCGCCCGTTTCCAGTTATTAAGCTTGATAGAAACGGTCGATGCCGAATGATCCGGCACTACCGGCGGGGTATGCGATGGCGTGACATCCTCAACCGTGATGGATTTGCCAATCGGGATATCGATGGTATCGCCTTTTTGCGCGGCTTCAGCGGAAAAATCGGAATTGATCAAGCGCGGCATGATGGCTTTTTGCCGCAATTGCATCATCCCTCTTGCTAGGATTTTCGGGGCGATGGCTTCAAGTGCATTAGACATATGGTATCCTTTTTTCGGGAAAGTGAATGATTAAAAAGTGAATAATGAGAATGTGGTAAGGGATTAGTCGGTAAAACTGACAACAACCCGTCCGGTGGCGATATCTTCTAGCGAAGCCCCAAACGCTTTCGGGTCAGCGGCAGAAACGGTTAATGGCACCGTACGCCCCGCCGTTAACGCTCCACTGCCCTGTAAGGAATCAGCAGGGGTATCGGTTTGTTGAAAATCCGGCTGAATATCTGGGGCCAGCTCTGGTGAGATATTTGAGGGTTGTTCTGGAGTGTGTTCTGCTACTGGCTTCAATTGTGTATCCATGCCGGTTTCGGGCAAAGCAGTATCCGTGTCATGTTCTGCCATGATTTGCGTATCCTTTTTTGATGTAGTGAAAATATGTAGTAGCGGCGTTATTGCCGCTGAGTTGTCATGCTGTTAAAAATGCCATTTCGTTCAACAGCGGTCAGAAAATCATCAGCTGGCATGCCGGTTTTGTGTTTATCCAGCAAATCATGCGCCTGATCAGATTTCTGCTGATTGATAGGAAAATATTTAGGCAAGACGACTTGACCCGCCGCCGCTTCGGGTAATCCGAACCATAACGCGGCTAATCGCAAAACCGCATTCAGATGGTCACGCAAATCATCTACAAGCATATGCAGAAAAGCATTGCTTTGTGCATGATCAATTGCTTTTTCTGTTGCGGTTGGCTGACCGGGTCGTCTAGCGATAAGATCAAGCCCCATTACTGCCATCTTTTCTTCCAGATCAAGTAAATCCTGATGTCCGGCGGCAATGGCCGCACCGCTATGTTCTACGAATTTGATATCTGCGCTGTTATCCTCGGCAATAATGATTCTGTTCGGGCCAATTTCTATCTGGCTATCGCTTGCATCCATGCCCTTGGCAAACAGGATCGGTACACGGGCAATATGCAGAATATGCCGCTGATCACTGCTGGATTGCCAATGGGCAATATTCAGCCACGCCAAATCCAT